AAGGAGGAGAATCAGGCAAAGTTGTTAATGGTCGCGGTACTATTGCTGCAAGCGAGCATGTTGAAGTTGTATCATCGACAGGCGGTGACATCTATCCGCTTCAGCAATTTAATGTATATTTAAAACCAGAATTGGTATCCGCCACATTTCCTGGAGGTATAGTTGGTGTTTCGGGAGGTCCAAGTTCGGGCGGTCCGATTGGTTCTGGTTCTCCTGGAGGCAGTGGCGGTAGTGTTCTTCCTCCAATTTTTATTACTGTTGCCAACACAGAAGAATATACATCTAGTGCAAACAACTATACTCCTCCTAGTCCATATCATATTAATGAAACTGGGCCTGGAAATGCAGGCGAAGTCAATTACGCCGCGTTTGCAGAAAAAATGAAAGCTGATGCACTTACACTAGCTAATAACCTAACAGCATTAAAAGCACAAAAAGCTGCTGCTGTAGGTGGTGGTCCTGATGGACCAGATTGTGATATCGACGTAGACTATCCTGCAAATACATTTACAATTGAAGTTAAATCTAAATTCCAAGTTGTACCTTGTGAAGATCCAGTACCAAGTGAATTTACATGCTCGGCATTTACTGTAACTGGTGACGGTACCGAGCCAATCACTATTACAGATGGAACATCAACTTTTAGTATGAACGGTTCGGGTCAAGCGTCTTTGACTAATGGTACAATTACTATTACAATGAATGGTGGTTCATTATCAATTAGTGGCGCCACAGGAACACTCGATTTAGGAGCATTAAATATCACGACAACTGGTACTGTCACGGGCAGCACTCTTACCGGTTCTACTGACGTTGTCGGCGGTGGTAAGAGTCTTAAAACTCATAGACATAATTATGAGGACGCGGCTGCTAATACATCTACAACTCGAACTACTACTGCACCAAACTAATAAATAACAATTAAAAGAGAAAACAATGGGCGTAAAGACAGCAAAAGAAAATCAAGACTTTAAGATCACTGGAAAAACACGTGATATTTTTAGTGATTTCAATCATTCTTTCCGCGCGCATCCAAACACTGGTCAAATCAGCCGACGAACTAATGTTGATGCAGTCAAGTTAGCACTTCGCAATTTAATATTGACTGATAAATATCAAAGATTAAGAAATCCAGATTTTGGCGGAAATATCAGACGATATTTGTTTGAGCAGATTGATGATGATCTGATCCCAGACGAAATGGAAACTCATATCAGGTATATGGTAAAAACATTTGAGCCGCGTGTTAGAATTATCAATATTAATGTTGTTCCTAATATTGATCAAGGCATAATTGATATTAGTATCAATTTTAGTATTTTGACATCACAAACAGACGAAACCCTCGACATTACACTTTATAGAGTAAGATAAATGGCTACTTCAAGTAACGATCTCACAACTCTCGATTTTTCTAGTATAAAAGAAAATCTCAAAACTTATTTAAAGTCTCAAGATATTTTTAAAGACTATGATTTCGAGGCTTCTAATATTAGTGTCTTGCTCGATGTATTAGCATATAATACTAATTTGAATTCATTTTATTTGAATATGGTTGCAAATGAAATGTTTCTTGATTCAGCCGTATTGCGGGATTCGATTGTTTCTCACGCCAAGGAATTGGGCTATATTCCTCGATCGTTTCGTTCAGCACGCGCCAAAATTAATATTGAATTATTAGATAATACAGAAAACTCTACAGTATTAATTCCGCGCGGTACTACATTTACTGGCCGAAGCGACAATAAGAATTTTACTTTTACTACAAGCGAAAATGTTCAGGCACAAAGTCAAGGTAATAACAGATTTTTAGCTACTGATGTTGTCATACGAGAAGGCGATTATGTGCAAGATTCTTATGTGTCTGGGGCAGATATTCGTTATATTATTACTAATAAAACGGTTGATATTAATAGTATTAAATTAATCGTAATTGAAGATAACGGCGCAACCGCTTTGACCTATGAGAGAAGAGATTCACTTTTTGGAATCGGTGCATCAGATCAAGTCTTTTTCATTCAAGCTGCTGAAAACGATACATATGAAGTATTATTTGGTGATGGTATTATTGGTCGTACACCTAAAAATAATTCTATTGTATTAATAGAATATAGAGCAAGTAATGGTGAATTACCAAACGGCATCGGAGTTTTTTCTGCTGATGACGATATTGGTTCTGCAGTTGTTAAAGAAATTACAACTATTGATAAAGCAAGTGGCGGCGCGGTAAACGAAAGTCTAGAATCTATTAAGTTCAATGCACCAAGAGCGTTCACTACACAAGAACGTGTAATTACTGCTCAAGATTATTCTACTGCATTGAAAGCACAGTTTTCTGAAATAAACGATGTAGCTGCATACGGTGGTGAATTATCAGATCCACCAAGATTTGGAAAAGTAATTGTTGCTGTTGACTTGAAAAATACTGATGATTTGCCAGATCTCAATAGAGCTATCTACACAGATTTTATTAGAGCGCGCAGCCCGCTTTCAATTGATCCAATTTTTGTTACGCCGAACTATTTGTATTTGTCAATCAATACAAAAGTCAAATATAATATTTCACAAACTTCTTTGGGTGTAGATGATATTCAGAGTTTGGTTGTTTCAGCTATTCAAACATTTAACGAAAATAACCTAAATGGTTTTGATAAGACACTTCGTTATAGTAAATTGATAGCTGCGATAGATAACTCTCAGGTTGCTATTATTAGTAATGATACTGATGTAAAAGCAACACAATTTTTGCCTTTGTCACTTGAAGGTAGATCATCATATGTTCTAGAATTTGATATGGCTCTTATGAAAGAAGATAGGGCGCATGCAGTCAGATCTGGTATATTCCAATTTTCTGGTAAATCGTGTTTTATGGGTGATAATCCAGAAGATAGTACGCTACAAATTTTTGAAGAAGATACTTTTGATGTGATCGCTACTATCGGTGCTGTTGATTACGAACTAGGCACATTACGAATTGATAATTTTGCTACTGATAATTTGGATGCAAACTTAAAGTTTACGGTTGTGCCAATAGAAAAAGATATTGCAGCAATCAAAAGGTCTATATTACGTGTACTCGATGATGACATCACTGTACAGGTTGAACAGGTTAGAATTTAATGGCTATCGATATCGATAAAAATATATCGCAACTAGTTGCAAATCAATTCCCTGATTTCTATAAAGAAGAAGGGGAAATGTTTATTGCTTTTGTAAAAGCATATTACGAGTGGCTAGAAACCGAATCATATATCGATAAGACAGATCCCGATGCAAATAATTGGGTCGAAGTAGTAAATGAATCAGCTGTAACTTATAATAGTAGAAAACTACCTGAATTTCGAGATATAGACAAAACAGTTGAAGATTTTATTCTCGATTTTAAAAACAAATATTTGTCTGATATACAATTTAACGTCGCGACGAATAAAAGATTGTTTGTTAAAAATGCTCTTGAGTTTTATCGAGCAAAAGGTACACCGCGCGCGATTGATTTATTCTTTAAACTCGTATACGGCCTCGAAGCAAAAACATATTTGCCTAGTGATGATTTGTTTAGACTTTCAGATAACTCGTGGACTAATGAAAGATACTTAGAAATCAAATCAGATAAGAGTAATATAAATTTTGTAGGTAAAACAGTATTTGGTTCTGTTTCTGGTGCTAGTGCTTACGCAGAAAAATTGATTCGTGTCAAAAGTAATACAAAATTTATTGAAGTTTTATATCTATCTGGTCTTAATGGCGATTTTCAAACCGATGAATTGATATATGCTTATGAAGATTTAGACGTAGGTGAAAAAGAATATAGAAATAAAATTATTGGTTCTCTTACATCATTCGAAATTACATCATCTGATGATGGGTTTAAAGTTGGTGAAGTAGTTTATGTTAAAAGAGGGACGGGCAAAAAAGCTAAAGCAGTTGTTACAGCAGTTCAAAAAACAGTAGGTGTAGTAGATTTTACTTATATTAGAGGTGGCTGGGGTTATTCTCAGGACACAAATTTAATCTCAACAGACAAAGTGCTTACATTAAAAGATGTACAATTTACAAACAATGGATATTATTATCACAATGCTCCATTTAGACAATTCGGTATTGTCAAACAAGATTTGGCGAGATTCGAAATTGCTGAATCTGATACAACCACAGTTGTTGATTTGCAACTTGGTGATGTAGTCCAAGCTACTGTTGGTGACGTAGAAGGAGCAAACGTAGTTTGGGAAGCAAGTATCGCAGAGAAAAGTGTTCCAGACAATTATTTAATATTGAATTATACTAAATCAGATTATAGTAATACTGCCGGCGGAGTAACATTAACTGACGACGGCAGAGAATTGACTGGTAATACTCTCTTTACGACACTGTATGCAACTTCTGACGGTAATACGGTCTCTGTCCCCATCAGTAACACAGAATTTTCAACTGATGTATCTGTAAATGGCAATGTTATCTCAGTAGCAAATACATTGACCATACAATATACGACTGCTGATACTGGAAGTACTATTGAACTTAATGAATTATTTTATCAGTATATTCCCAATAGTGATCAAGTTTTTGCTACTGCAGAAATAAGAAATACATTTACTGAAGCGACCGATTTCTTTTTCGATTTGCAAATGCAAGAAGGATATTTTAGATCAGATTTACCTATCTATAGGGCTACTAGCAATACGCAATATAATATTGTAAAAGTATCTAATGTTGTTGTTGGATTAATAGCGGGAACAACAGGAACAGAATTAAATTTTCGGGCGTATGCTAATACTTACAGTTCAAATACACAACTCGGTACAGTAGCACTTGCTCATGCTAATAATACACAGTCAACTTTTGCGACGCGAGCTGCATTTAGACCAAGCGGATATCGAGACACAAAAAGCTATTTTAGTTACGAAACAGAAGATCGAAACGGCGCGCCTCTTGAAATCAGTGAAATTGGTCTTAATACTATTATACAAGAAACTGCTAATGTTGATTCAGCCGATCCAGGAAATTCTGCTATAGAACATATTTCTACTGGTAATACAATTAGTTATGCGAATACTTTGCTTAAAGATGCTTTGAATTATACACAGACCGCAATATCACTAGGCTCAATCGATTCGATTGTTATAACTTCACCTGGTGAAGGTTATGGCGGCGATCCATTATTCATTGGTTATGATCCATTAGCATATCACACAGAAAGATATGATTTTTATATTAGATATAAATCAGAAGGTGATGACGACGTCTTAAAAGCTTTCCAAGAAGGTGAAATAGTACAGGTAGGTATAGGCGATGTTGATACTAAAGCTAGAATATTTAAATTCTCTCAAAGTACTCGCGAGATTTGGGCGACAAGATTAAGTTTTACGGGTGGAACTGGAAATAATGAATTATTTTGGACGACAGATGATTTCAGAATAAATGATACAATCGTCGGTCAAACTTCTGGTATTGCAGCCGTCATTGAAGAAGTAGACGAACTAAGAAGATTGCCAAGAACAGGCTTAAATCTAGATGTAACTGGTCGAGCTATATCAGGTGACGGTTTTGCCACTGAGATTTCTGTAATTGATTCTGGTTTTGGTTATACAGGAAAAAGAATAGATACTACTATTGATCAATATGTGAAAGGCGAAGAAATGGTACTCGCTTCTACTGACGATGAGAATAAAGAAATCAATGCTATAGGTTATCTAGCTAAACAAGGTGTTGCGCCCGGTATTCATCCTTCCCGTAGATCATTCCTCAGTTCAGATAAATATTTGCACGATAATGATTTTTATCAAGAATATTCATATCAAGTATTGACCGCACTGCCTTTTACTAAATACAAAAATACTCTTATCGATGTATTGCATTTAGCTGGTAGTAAACCGTTTGGCGGATATTTGGGTACATCAATTGCACAATTAGAAATTACCCCGACTCAAACAACATCTACTTTTAATATTAAAAGATTTAATGTATTTGTTAATAACAATACATTTTATAGTAATACAGTTGTTAGCACATAAATAATTTAATTATCCATAGAGACTATCATGGCAAAAAAATTAGTCCCATCAGAATTTAAAACGCATCTTATCAATCAGATTATTGAATCTGTTACTGAGAGTGCTAATACCTCTTATTATGCTTTTGTTGGCGATCATGAAACCGTAGCTTCTACTCTTGAGGAAGTTAATGCGCCTACAGAAACATTTAGAAATACAAATACAGAAGTTTATCGTAATATGATTTTCGGTAAGAGAATCAACGCTAGTGACATATCATTTATGGTTAACAGACATGATTGGACTTCAGGTACAGTATATCAAATGTATGATGATCAAAAAATTGATCTTCAAAATTCAAATTTTTATGTTGTAGTTAACGAAGATTCTTTTAAGCACGTATACAAATGTCTATATAATGCAAATGGTGCGCCTAGTACTTCTCAACCTCAATTCGAAAATGCGCGATACGACGCAGACTTGTTTACTTCAGGTGATGATTATTATGAGACATCTGACGGCTATCAATGGAAATATATGTATAGCATTCCGTCGACAACCTTTAATAAATTTGCTACTGAAAATTATATTCCAGTTGTATCGAATACAGCTGTAGAATCAAATGCTACTGAAGGAGCAATAGATGTTATTAAAGTAGAAACACACGGAAAAAATTATAATAATTGTGTCTTTTCAACTTTTGCTGCATCTGATTTAAATAGAATTACGAGAGGTTTGATTGAAGGCGATGTACAAGGCGATTTTACTGGCGCAAGTCATTTAGATACAGACAAAGCTGCACAATGTTATCGTATAAAATTAGGATCTGAACAAACTACAGATTTTTATAAGAATACAAGAATTTATATTAGCAGCGGTACGGGTGTAGGACAACATCGACGAATTGAAAAATCTGTTTATGTTTCAGAAATTGGTGGTGTAGTTATTCAATTAGAAACACAATTCGATATTTTGCCAGATCAAACATCTGTATATGAAATTACTCCGGATGTTTTAATTGTTGGAGATGGTACACAAACAGTAAACGCTACGGCACGTGCGATCGTTAACGCAGCTGCTTCTAATAGCATACATAAAATTGAAGTACTCGACACCGGTGCTGATTATTCTTTTGCGACTGCAGAAATTATAGTTGGTAATCCAGCTGAAGAAAATGGTGTTGCTATTATACCACAAGAAGCAACTATAAGACCCGTTTTGTCACCACAAGGTGGACACGGCGCGAACACGATTGTCGAGTTTGGTGGCAAGCGTTTAGCGTTTTATATGAAATTTGAACGAGACGAAGACGGTCTTACTGAGCCAACAAATACTTTTGCACAGTTTGGAATTGTTCGAGATCCAAAATACGCTAATGTTGCAATCTATACAACAAATAAATCTGGTTCGTTCTCGACAAATGAACAAATAACACAATTTACTAAGTTAAGAATAGGTGATGCAGCTGGTTTTAAATCAAATACTGCACTTGGAGCATCTTTACAAGATATTGGATCTTCAGCTACTACAGCTCAATATGATATACATTTTGAAGCTGGCGATTATATTTTTATTGAGACAGATGAAATTGTCAAAAGATATTTGTTGACAACGGTTGCTAGTGGATCAACTGCTAATACTATTAATTTGACTGAGACACCATATTGGGTAACTGCTTCAGGTGTAAATTGTACTGCATATTATGTTCATGATCAAGCTAGAGGTATTGTAAAAAATATTTCGGCGCCGATACCTGTTGGTTCTCCAGTCGGTACAACTGGTATATTAGTAGATCATGCAGATCCAGAATTTAGAAAGGATAGGATGATTTACGGCGCAGTAAGTAGAAATATTGCTACAATTGAGGGAGTTGATATAAATAATAGAATAGGATCACATGACGCTGATTTTATTTTTCAAGATTTTACCCAAGTCTTGAATATTTCTGGACCAGCCTCAGTTGGAGATTTTATTGAAGATGAAACGGTCACCCAAGGCGATGCTACCGGTCAAGTTCACTCGGCTGTTACTGATGGTGGCGAAACTACGTTAACTTTAACGAATGTTACCGGAAGATTTTTACCGACAGGTACTATACTTGGTCAAGTAAGCAGAGCTGAAATGACTGGTAGTGATACAGATGCAATAGATATATTATACGGGGATCTAGATCCAAACACCGGTGCTATTCTTTATCTACAAAATGACATACCAGTAGATAGAGATGAAAATCAAACCGAAGAAATAAGAGTAATCTTGGAGTTCTAAGTAATGCCATTAAATACAAATTTGTCAGCTTCACCTTATTTTGACGACTATGATCGTTCTGACAATTATTATCGTATTTTGTTTAAGCCTGCTACGGCTGTTCAAGTACGTGAAGTTAACCAACTTCAAACTATGCTGCAAGATCAGATCGAGCAATTTGGCGATCATATTCTAAAAGCTGGTACTATTCTTGACGGATGTCAATTTACATTCGAAGATAATATGCCATATGTCAAAATTCTAGACAACTCTGTCGAAGGAAAAGCGATCGACCTTGATGAAATTACTGGCATGTCAGCCAATGGTCAAACTTCTGGTAAAATTGCAAAGATTACTCATACTGAATCTGGTTTCGAAGGTGACGGAATCAATTTAAAAACGTTGTATCTAGACTATGAAGATGACGATAATACAGTTAATTCAGAAAATGAAAACTTTACAGTTGGCGAAACTCTTAGAATTTTTTCTACTGACGACAGACTGTTTGAATTAACAGTTGAAAATAATTCTGAAGGCGCTACTGTATTTTCAAATACTGACGTTATTGTTATTACTTCTGCTATCGAGGTTGCTACTCTCACTACCGGTGATGCTGAATTTGCAATTGATTTTGCTTCTGGAGATACTATTAGTGATGCTTCAGGTACAATTGCGTTAGAAATTTTTGATACACCCGTTGTTACTGAAGACGAAACACTACTGATAAGAATCAAACCTCTTGCATCAAAACAATTTGGTAATAGTATTGATAAGGATTCTTGGGAAATCGAATTAGATCAAGAACTTATTCATACTGCAGCTAATGGCGCAACGCAAGCATTTAAAGTAGCTGCATTTGTTGGAGAGGGTGCAACGGGTTCAATTACTACTTCATCTACCGGTCAAATTTTAAGTGCTCAAATTACTCGTGGTGGTACAGGTTATAGCACCTTGCCTCATGTAAGTCTTTACTCTGTCGGCGCGAATGAATCTCAACTCACACAACTGGTGATTAATCCAGAAAACTGGATGATTACGCTTTCTGTTTCTGATGTAGATTCTTCAGTCGGCACGGGCTATGGTGTACAAGTATCTGAAGGTCAAATTTACCAAAAAGGTTTATTTTTAAATTCAAGTGAACAATTTATTATGGTTGACAAATACTCAAATACACCGAGTGATTTGTCAATTGGTTTCGATAGTTCAGAAAGTGTGGTTAACGTATTTACAGATTCGGCTCTTTATGACAATGCAGCAGGATTTTTGAATGAATCTGCACCAGGAGCTGATCGACTTAAAGTAAGTCCTTTGCTTGTTGTTAAAACTGCAGCAGAAGAATCTGATGCGCCGAATTATTTCCCGCTTGTTAGGTTCTCTGAAGGCAAGCCATTCTCTCAGAATAAACTTACTCAGTATAATAAACTGGGTGATATGATTGCTCGACGTACGTACGAAGAATCAGGAAACTATGTACTCGACGAATTTAAGGCCACCTCTCGATCTACAGTTGCTTTTGCCGATACTGATGATTCATTTAGTGTTGTTGTAGATCCCGGTCATGCGTATATCAACGGCTATCGTGTAAAAACTGAAACTAATTTTGCTACTGATAGACCAAAAGCCAAGACTACAAATACAGATACAGATGTAGGTCAAGATATCATCTACGGTAACTTCGTAGAAATCAGAGAACTTGGCGGTTTACATGCATTTAATGTTGGAAATAATGTTGTAGAATTTTATGATGACGATGTCCAATTTATCAGTCGATTTGATTATGATGGAGCAAATACTGTAACATCTAGTTTGGTTTCAGGATTTAATAAAATCGGCGAAGCAACAATTCGTAACATCGAACATGTCGCTGGTACTCAAGGTACTGCTGAAGCTGTATATCGTCTTTATCTTTTCAATATCCAAATGGAAAAAGGTAAAGAATTTAAATCAGTTCGTAGCGTATATACTACAGGCGTATCAGGATCAGAACCAGGTATCGCTGATATTTCGTTAAGGCAGAACAATAGACAAGTTCTACGCACACTCAAAACTCAATCAGAAGGCGATTCATATGCTACTGCTGTATATGAAGAGATTGCATATCTACAAGCAACAGGTGCTGATACGCTTGTATTTAATTTCAATCGACCCGCAACCACACTGCCTTCTACAGAATATATCTACACTTCATCAGCCGAAGGTTTAGATGTAATTAATAACGGTCAAATTGACGTTACACGCGAATCAGGCGCTCTTTTCCCATATGTCGGCGAATTGTCCGATGTAGAAGAAAATGAATTGATGGTAATTCCAAATCAAGATATTATTGGTACTACGGCAGTCAACGCTAATATTGCATTTACTTCAGCAAATAATAATCAGTTTGACAACCAATTTGTAGTAACCGCTCCAGGCGCAACATTCTTTACACATTTTAGAGTCGGCGATTGGATTACAGATGGAGCTGGTGATGTAGCTCAAATTTTGAATATTGGTGGACAAGATAAGATCACTGTTCAAACAGCTAACGGTGGTGGTACTGGAGGCATGTTCTCGTCAGGCAGTGGTAATGTCGACATCTATCGTATGTTCCCGAAAGACATTGCTATTCCATTGAATACTCGCGATGACATGTCTGCTAATACAACATCTGATAGACAGACTTTGCGCATTTATCTTGGTCATACTGTACCTAACTCAACACAATCGATATCTGTCGTATATAAGCAAAAACTAACAAATACTATTTCGACTCTTACACCTCGGCGTGGACACTTTGTGAAGTTAACTGGTGGATCTGGTGCTTGGCCATCAACTGGTAAATGTATTGGTATTCCTGGAGTATTCAGATTACACAAAGTTTATAACGGTGCTACCACTTCCGATACTGATATCACAAACGAATTCGAGTTAGATCATAATCAAACCGAAGCATACTATGGTCTGGGTTATTTGTATCGAAGAAATATGGATAATGCTTCGACGCTCGCATCTACAATACTTGTTGAATTAGATTTTGTAACAGATGGTTGTAATCATGGTCTCAAAACTATCGATTCATATACTATTGATGATACTCTAGAATTAGATGATCTAAGAGCTACAACGAGCATGCATACGCTTGAAATACCAGAAATGCGCTCTAAAGGTGGCAACTATTATGACTTACGTGAATGTATCGATTTTAGACCTTTCGCAGATAATACTGCTGTCTTAACTACAGATCCTACTCTTGCGACTTTAGATCCAGCTGAAACATTATCATTCGGTAATTATAGTAACTTTAAATTTCCAAAAGCTCAAAGTGATTTCATCTTTGATGTAACCTATTATATTCCTCGAGAAGATGAAATCTCTATCAGAGAAAATGGTACGATTGGTGTTACCGAAGGCGCGCGTGATCTCAAGAACAAAGATAATCCTGATAAATTACCTCTGTATCGAGTAAAAATTCCACCCTATCCTTCGATACCTGATGTTACTTCACCTGAAATTAAAGACATCTATACAACGAGTGTAATTAATAACGGATATCTAGCCGAAAGATTGTCGAGATATTCTATTCAGCTTGAACCAATCACTGAACAGGTTCAGGGTTATACGATGAGTGAGATTGCAAATCTCGAAAGACGTATTGAAGCTCTCGAATATAACCAAAATTTGAGTGAACTCGAAAACGAAACAAAGAATAGATCAATTCAAAGCTCGGTAGATTCTACTATTGAAAGATTTAAATTTGGATTCTTTGTTGATAATTTCGAAGACTATTCTCTTTCTAATCGAGAAGTAGATTATTACGCTGCTAGTATTTACGAATATGTTTTGCAGCCTGATCGCACTTCATTGTCTCTCAGTTTTGATATTAAAAAGGTATCAAGCAAATATGTAGACGGAAATAGAGTAACATTCCCTTATTCTCGCAAAAATCTTGTGAGCCAAACTACTGCAACATATGCACCATTCGTAGAAGTTGTTGTTCCTCAAATTAAAACTGTTTGTGAATTTGAAACAAATAGAAATAGAAAAAATGTTGGTGATCCAGGAACAGGCGCATATTCTAAACTTGAAAAAGTTTGGGAAGAATTCACATTTATTGCTGCTGATGAATCAGATGGTACAGCTCGAAACATTGAAATAAAATTCTATAATCCATCTGTCGGTACTGTATACGAGGTTATACAAACAAAACGAGCACCGTCTCGTCGCAAAGGTCGGCCAGAAACTGGTACACCATTGCATTCGCCGACTTCAACCGCGGTAAATGCATTGAATCCTACTGAAGACGGAGTACCTTTGTATCGTAAACTTTATCCAGTTAAAAATGCTAGAGATAAAGTATTGCCATTTACAACCAATCCGTGGTTCGAAACATTATCAGGTCCCACTAATGTCAACGTCGAATTAGGGGGTGCGCTCGGCACTACAATCTATAAGTCATATAAGGGCGCAGGTAAAATCGTCGTACCATATGATCATACGAAGGGTCGTTATATTACCGTAAGAGTACATAAAGCTCGACGGGCTGAAACATTTAATTTCGAGATTTGCTATCCAGCTATTACTGTAAGTGATTCAATTTATGATGCTGGTGCTAGTCAAGAAAATGTAAGGCCACCAGCTTGTCCTCGTGGTACTTTCCAGTACGAGCGTTGTCAAGGTACTACACTTGTAAGATATGTCTGTGACGGTAATTATGGCACAATGGTAGGCCGTAGAATTGTTAATTCTAGGAAATGTGGAGGAGGGCCTAAGCCGCCACCTCCACCACCACCAAATACTTGTCCTAAGGCTGGAACATTCTATAAGCAAGTATGTTCGGGCAAAAACCAAGTAACATACATCTATACCGGTAGCAGAGGCGGCGGTCCTGGCGGCTGTCGTATTGCGCATAGTAATACAAAGATTTGTGCAAGGGCATGTGGTTGTAAACCGATTGTCAAGCCGCCAATTTGTACTACGCCTCCAAAGCCGCCAGTAATTGTCAAACCTGAGGATGGATGTGTATCTACAACAGATCCAGAGTGCAACATTGAGGTGACTCCACCACCACCTCCGCCACCACCGCCACCGCCGGTTTGTCCTCCACCGCCACCACCTCCTCCACCCCCGCCATGTTTCATTGCGGGTACGAGAATTGATATGGCAGATGGATCACAAAAGAATATTGAAGATATTGTTGTCGGCGATGAAGTACAAGCAATCGGTGGTAGAACTGATACTGTCTCTTATGTACATGATATTGAAGTACAAGATCACGTATTGTGGACACTAAACGGTATTATCACTGCGACCGAAGCTCACCCATTCATGACAACTACTGGTTGGAAGTCAGCTAATCCTGAAGCTTCGTTGCCGATCTATGAAAGTTATGGATTCCCAATCGGTCAATTAGAAATTGGTGATATGTTGATCGGCGCTGACGGTGAAGTTGAGCTAACTAGCTTGGAGAGCAGAGAAGAGAATGTCAAAGTTTATAACTTTACGACTGCCTCTACTCATACGTATATGGTTGAAGGTATTGTGTCGCATAACAAGACACCACCGCCAAAACCACCACCGCCTCCTCCACCTCCACCGCCGCCGCCTCCGCCGCCGCCACCTCCTCCTCCGCCTCCGCCGAAGGGACCAGTGGTACAGCCTCCGCCTCCTCCGCCGCCTCCGCCCCCGCCGCCGAAGCCGCCGACGAAGCCTGCAGGTGGTGGTGGCTGTGTACATGTAGACAGCTACGTACCAATGATGGAAGGCGTAATACAAGCTTGGGAAGTAGAAGCTGGTATGGCAATTCAATTAGGCTCAGAGCAGCTTGAATTGTTAGAAGGTTCGGTTGTAGCAGCAGAAACAGTGGCTGAACCTTGTGTCAGATTGGTAACAGAATCGAATGTTACACTTGTATGTTCGCGATCTGCACCAATATGGACAAGTGAAGGTAAATACTATGATGCTCCTGATCTTGAAGGTAAACAGGTCGCTGTATGGAAAGATGGCAAGACATACTTCGACAATATTGTTGAGATTCAAGAACTTAAAGAAATGGCAGTTCGACCTATCGATACAGGAGATAATAACTTCTGGGCCGGTGAAAATGAAGGAGAATACATTATGCACCACAATATGGCCTTCAGACTAGATAGCGCACTGTTTAGCATTAAGAAGCACTGATATGGCTATTAACGAATTTGCAAATTCAACAAATCATAGCTTGCATGATCATGTTTGGTCAGGTGGTTCGGTTGTCAGAGAGACAATCGAGCCATCTGCTGATTCAGCTGCGACTGATGTATCAACAATTGAAAATTTATTTCCATCGTGGAGTCATTGGATAAACAAATATCCAAGAAATTTAATTGGTAGACAATCTGGTTATAGAGCGCCTTATAATAATACTACAATAACAGTATATGTTTTTGAGTCAGTGCCAGACAGTTTGATGACACAATATAATGTCAATACTAATTTAAATTTATGTGATTGGTTTGGTTTAAAATTTGATATTGTAGATTTGACAGTGACGTTAAAAGTACCGTATTGGAATTGTACAGATTATGCAGTACCAACAACACCAATCGAGCCATTTCATTATGCTGCTATCTATAAACCTGATGGCATGGAACATGATAAAAGAGAAGTATATTTCTCTAAAGGCGGTGCGCGCACAGTAAAACAATTCTGTGCACAACATTCGTTAACTATACCCGCACCTGACGAGCAACTAAATAATATGGGATACTGGTCGTTTGCTTACGATGCAGAAACTTTGACTCCAGAATTGGTAAAAGCATATGTCTTCCAAAAAGACCTCAAAGTTATTTTTAGATAAAACTTTTTTAGCTTCTATAAAAGATATAGATAAAAAGTTTTGGGAAACAGTAGAAAAAGAAAAGCAATATCATCAATTTAATTTATTAGGAAAAACTGATGCCAAAGGGAAGAATTAATCGGCGCGTAGTTGGTAAGGCCCAACGGGGCGGCGGCCGTCGAATCAAAAAAAATATTCCAAGAAATATTAATCATCTTCGTAAGAAGAATGAAAGTATTTTTAAATTGCCCGAAGCAATTGCTGGTCCTCGTAAACCTAAGCAAGTTCCTGTAAAAGTAACTGGCCTAAAGCCAAATACTAAGTATAAGGTGATGCTTGATAATCATCCCGGCAAAAGTTTTGAAGATATTACAGCTCATAGTAAACCTACAGGCCCATCAGTTCGTTTTAATCAATTAGCGGGAGCTGGTGCTGGTCGTGTAAAACGACGAACTTATCTTAAGACTGATAAGCGCGGTGTACTACAATTCAAATGTCGTCCTTTTGGTACCGATGATGCAGTTGTAAGTGGTAATACAAGTACAGGCTCTACTCGTTTCGGTAACTTATGGAAATATTGGCATACGCGCGGATCTAAAAGTGATCAAGCACGCGATAGAATCAAGCTGATCAACTACAACAAAGTTAATAATCCCGATGATCCATCTCGAATCAAAACAGTTAAAGTAAATTTTGATGACGAGGTAAAAGGAACCACAACTGGACCGGTTACGCGGCCACGACCACGGCCAATCAAAGATTATTTTCCGAAAGGTGATTTTGTCGATTGTTTTATGCCGGCGCCCGGTACTATCGATAAGAAAGTAGAAGACGATAGACAGTCTGAATACTATCAAACATTTTATATTGATTCTGCTACGGTAGATGGTTCTGAAACAGTTGATTTATTAGATGTTGTTTTGTATTTCAGAGCAAAGCCAGGTTTTAAGGCCAACGTTTCTGGTCGCCGTGGACCAGGTGTAAATGTTACATTGCATGAATGTGAAGCAGATGGCACGCCAATTATTACTGAGAGACTATCTAATTCTTTAGTTGACTTATCTTATTTCCAGGTCAAAGTCGATCCACTTGCACAGCGCGGTACAGTAGCTAAATTCGAAAGACCAATTACTGTAAAAACAAATAGACATTACGCTATTGCGCTCGATATGGAAGATCAAGGCTACGTATTGTGGGAAAATAAGAAAGGTGATCTAACGGTTATTGATGGCAAGAAAACGGAAGAGAGATCACAGGGATCTTCAAAAGGCCATCGAGGTGATGTATATTTTTATAGTTCGGATAACTCGAAGAAAAAGAAGGGTACACCCGAATGGCAAGCTAGAAACGATTTGGATTTAAAATTCGATGTAAATATTGCAGAGTATGAAGTCTCAAATGTTGCTGTAGATCTTGTCAACGAAGCCTACGAATTTTTCAATTTAAGTAGTTCTGGTCAAGATTGGATACCAGATGAAATCGTTTACAAGCAAACTGCCAATGTTGCAGGTGGTGTATCAATTGTTGGTGGTACTAATAAATGTGTTGGTGTAGGTACAAATTTCGCTACATTGCTTGACGGTCAAAAAATAGTATTGATCGATAGCACTGATACAACTATTCAACAAGTGTTTACGGTTGATAAATCAATTGCTGGATCCGCAACTGTAGTATATTTTGAAGAAGATGCAGAAGCTCCAATATCTGGTAATGCTATGTTGACAGTAGTTGGCAATATGGAATATTTTGATTATTATTTCAATCAAATGCGTTTGTCAGATTCGAGCGTAACTTATTCAGAATATCAAGCAAATACTGATCTTCGATTTGAGGTCGGTGACACTATTGTTGGTGAAGAATCAGGAGAAACTGCGGTTATTGATTCTTATAATCCTCTGCCTGTGAATGTTTTTAGAGCAGATATGAACGCAGATATCCCACCAGAGTTTGTACCTACAACGAGCTATAACTTTGCTCAACAAAGTGCAAGTAATTCTGATGTTTATGCGTTAGGCACTGA